CTACTAATAATTTCAACATCATCTAAACCCCTTCATATAGAAAGTCTAGGGCGACATCCATCTGGTCGTCGTTTCTGGCATAGCCCTAGAGAATGACCCGGCGCAGGATATTTGGGTATCGGCGCGACCTTGGCCGGGTTAAGAAAGTGGGGACGCATGTGGAATGGGTGTCGGGTCTCGCATGGCCCCCGAGAAATACCCGGCGGCAGCCCTTATGGGTAACGGCGAGAAGGTGGCCGGGTGAGAAAGTGGGGGCGCAACAACGATGGGTACACGCACATGCATTAGCCCCCGGAAACCTTGGCCCGCTCACGGACGACACCAATGTGATCGATGTCCTCCTTGGCGCAGGCGAGGACCTGCCACACCGGATCGCCGACGACATCAGCGTTCTTACGCTGCTCGTCGGTCGGATCCGGCAGGGCCAGGATTGAATCGACCAGTCGATCAATGTCGGCCTGATACGACTCACAGAGTTCGTTGTAGCGACCCATTAGGCAGCCTTGTCGATGGCCACCACTCCCAAGTCGGAGCGAGCGGCAACCCACAGATCCCTAAGCATTGTCTTCATCACCTTGCGGACAGCCATGTTGTGACGATGGATGGGACGGCAAGGCTCGCCCTTGCACTTCTCGCAAGGCTGTCCCTCGCGAAGGTCGTAGTGCGCACGAGCATCATCGTAAGTGTTCTTGTAGGGGGAGCGAGCCTTGACGACACCGTTCTTGTCAGGCTCGCCCGTCCTCTTGAGGCAGGGTTGTGCGAGATTCCACACTAAAGACTTGGTGAACTTCGACCCGGCAGCCAGCGCCTCTTCCTGCGTCTCGCCCTTGCGATGCTTGCGAGTCGGGTCGCCCAAGCCGCAGTAGGACCACAACTGGCTGACCATACGCTCGAAGAAGATTTCGCCGTCAGGCTGAACGGTCGGAACGAGGAACTTTTTGTCCTCCTTGCCACCCTCAACGTAGTTGTCGTTTTCCTCCCAGTGCATCGGGAATGCAATCACCGGATGGCCAATCTCGCCGAGAAGGCGGGCGACCGTTGGCGCGCCGACGCCGGGAACAGCGAGCCACTCGGTCATCGCTGGCCCTGAGCAACAACGCAGCATCTGCGCAGTTGTGTCTTTCGCTGCTGCCGTTTCAGCAGAGCAGAGCAGGCCGTAAACGCCCATTGCTTTCATGGATTTGCGGATGCGCTTGCGCTCGTCCTCATCTTCGTGATCGAAATCGATCCGGGAAAGAGCGATCGTGTCGTCGTAGTGCAACTCTTCCAAATAGTCTGGATGCGTCTTGCCCAAGGGCTCGCCCAGACCAAAACACACATCCGCATAGATGCGGTTCTCGTGTCGGATTCGAGTGTCCTTGAGGTCGGTGAGTTGCCGGGCGTAAAGCCGAAGTTCACGGAAATTCTTTTGCAATTGCTCGTACATATTTATGCCCCTTTCGGGCTAGGTATCGCTGATATATAAGTAGGTATTGCTTCTAGGGCCGAAGCCCAAGATCTAGGCTGCCTTCTGAGAAACCGTCACCTTTCGTGCGGCCTCTTCCAAGGTGTCGGCGTTGAGGGCGTCCAACGCATCCAAGCCCACTTCATAGGAGGCCCGACGCGCGATGTTGCCGGCGATGTTCTTGTTGATTTCGTCGATCTTGTTCAGGAAGTCAGCGCGGGTCATGTGCTTGAAGAAAACGAAGCGACCGTTACAGCGGACTCGCTTGTCCATGACTATCGGGTCAAACAGGTGCGCATAGGGACCCTCCACGACCTTGCCGTCGTCAATGCGGACGATCTCGTCGTAGCGGGCTTCATCCGCCTTGCGATCGACGATGGCGTTTGTGGCCCGCGACCCCGCCCAGAGAGCCTTGTCAGTGAACAGCGGGTGGAGCCACGCGATCAGCGCGTCAGCACCGACGTTGTTTGTGATCAGCGCTCGAAACTCCGCGACAAGAGTGTCGTAGATGTCATCTTGCTCTGCGCCTTCCTTGATCAGGCGGCTGGCTGTAGAAGAAGCGGTGGAAACTTCGGCAGTCATGGAGACGATCGCTTTCGGTAGTTGTTAGGAATGACCACGCTACAGACAGCCTCGCCGACTGTCAACCTTTTTTTTGCTCCCTCGGGGTCCCTTATGCCCAAAACCGCCAGTGACCAGGGGTTATGGTAAATAAAAAAGTTTGTCAGAAATCAGGTCTTGCGCTCTTGAACTGGCCTGAGTATGATTGGGGCATGCCTTCCAAGAACGACGCACGCCTCGCCATCCTCCGCCACATCACGCACTGGTTCATGGAATTTACGGATACCTTTGAACTGGAAGAGGCCGACGTGGACGCTCTCATCGAAGAGGCCGGCGAACAAGCAGCCCTACTGATGGACAGTATGAGTCTCGAAATCCAAGAGATCCACAACGACACGATCACCGTCAGCCTGCAACTGCTCGACATCGTTCCGTTCCTCGAAGAGAAACTGAGCGAGGCTTTCGTCGACGATGTATCCCTGTAAACTGTTGTCCTATGACCGTCACCCTGCAACTCCGCGTACTCTCTGGCGTCCTCTTGTCCTTTATATGGATCGGAGCGAACTTAGCCGTCGGCTCTAACGCCACAGCAGACAACGCATCCACTTTCTCCGAGGCTTTTCGGGCCGTACCGGGAACGATACCCACCGATCTTCCGCCCGATACTCTGCCCCCGCCGGTTACAACTTTCCCCTCTGCGTCGCCGGCGGGGGTAGTCACTATTCTGGCCACAGCAGAACCAACCCCCAACCTCGAAACGCCGAAATTGCCTCGCAAACAAATACTCAGTCAAATGGTTGAGTCTCCCGATTTCCTCCAGAAGGAATACCGGTATTACGAACGATCCCAAGATGTCACCGCGCTCCAGATAGAACTCGGAGTTCACTCTGTCGACGGCATCTACGGACCAGTCACACGCCGCGCCCACATCGAGGCGCTCGGCGGTCCACACAACGCCGTCATCATCTTCTATCCGGAACTCTTCGAGACGCCGACACCGTGTTCACATGGATGTCTGCCGGGCGACAGCCATTACGAACTCCCAACCCTCGGGGAACTCATCCGCCAATACTTCAAGCCGGAACATCACGAACTAGCCCACAAGATTGCGTTCTGCGAGTCCAGCGCGCAAAGTTGGCATATCGGGTCTGAGGTGGTTTCACACGCCTTCGCCATCGGATGGTTCCAACATCTCGCCAAATACTGGCCGGAGCGTTCCGAGAAAGCCGGATGGGGCGAGTACCACCCATTCCACGCCGAAGCCAATGTCGCTGTCGCTGCGTGGCTCTTCTACGGCAGTGGAATTCATCACTGGAACCCATCACGAGCCTGCTGGGGTGCTACCAATCAGCCCCCACCCACGACCTCGTCTCTCCCGCCGGCATAGAAAAGAGAAAGCCCCCCGTGAGGGGGGCATTCCCTGTGGTCGGTCGTCGTTTATTCCGCGTTTTGGACTGACCGCCAAATGGTGCAACTCCGAGAAGTTGACCGATTCGCCGTACTACAAGAGTACTAGAAAGGGTCTGGTCCGAGTGCAGGCTCTGCCTGCTTGGCGCGAGGTGACGCCGTAGTCGCCTGACCCTCGCCCCCCTGTCCCCGCCGCTTGCGGGTGAAGTCCTCGATGCTCCGAGTCAGAACGCCGATGTGGTCGGCGATCAGTTCAACCTTCGAACGCTTGGTCCCGTCGTCGGCTTCCCATGACCGCTGCTCCAGACGGCCCTGAACGATCACGCCCACGCCCTTCTCCAACACGCTCGCGGAATCCTCGGCCAGGTAGCGCCAAGCCGTGACATCGAAGAAAGAGGTCTTCTCCTGCTTCTCGTCGTTCTTGTCACGGTAGTAGTGGTTCGATGCGATGCCGAACTTCAGCAGCGCCGCCCCACCGTCGGTGTACGTCAGTTTGGGATCTGCAGTCAGATTCCCAATGATTATTGCGGGTGAAAATGCAACCATATTCTCTGTGTCTCCTGTGTTGTGCGGGCACGCCCGCGTCGAAGTCTCCAAGGTAGCACGGGGGCGGACCTCTGTCGGGCATAATGTAGGAAGACCCCGGGAGATTCTTATGTCAGAAGTCGACGATTCCGACGAACCCACAGATCTCGACCATCCCGAACCCACTCGGGAGGACCTCGTCAACTTCATTAGCGAGTTCATGACAACGTCCATGAATGTCAACCAGGTGTACCGGTCCAACCTCGTGGAAACGATCGCTGGCCGGGTGTTCCACGAGTTCGGTGAAGAAGGCTTGTGCGACCTGATGCTCAAAATCGACGAGTCGGCAAACTGGATCTCAGACATCGTCCTCGACGGGCCGGACCTAGACGAAATGATGTTCAAACGTCACGGCACGTTCGACGCGGATCTGGTGACCAAGGCCCGAGCAACCGAAGGGCTCATAGAACTGAACCGAAAGATCTGGCGGCTCCGCAAGAAATACTCCCGGATCATCGTGGACGAGATCTTCACCAACGAAAACGAAGCATCGGCACCCCAGCCGGCAGAACCAGATCCTGACGGAATCTATTGAACTTGACTGGTGTAAAGAGCCGGTTCTGGGAGAAGATCGCGTACTTCTCGCCCCCCTTCACCGGACCCGAAGAAGAAGCACGTCACAACAGAGCCAGTCACACTTGGCAAACCGTCCATCTCTATCAGAGATACCCAGAGGCATCAGAAGACTGGACCCCGGTTGATGAATGCAACAAGTGCGGCGTTCTGAGCAAATCGGAACGGTCCCGCTATGCCTGCGGTGCGGCTCCAGAGGCGGAAAAGTTCAGAGAGTAGATGCCGGGGGCTCGAATTCCTGCACGCTGATCCCGTTGGAGAACAGGTGTCCAACGACCTGCTCCTGTTCATCCTGATCCATCCGCTCACGGTCCTCCTGTAAGCCCAACATCACGGCGTTGAGAACAGGGGCGTCCTGAAACACTTTCCCGAACCCTTGAGAAAAAGCGGACTGATCGCCCCAAAGCACATGCTTCCCCAGCATCGTGTTGTAGGGCGTGGACATCAGCATGACTTCGGGGTTGCCATGACGATTCATTGAAATATGACTCGACGTGATGCATTCGGCGACCTTGGCGTCCTGAGCAACGAAGGCTTCCGTCAACTCCTTGCCCTTGAGTTCCCATGGCGCTTTCGACATGTACCCCTCGGCAATGAAAGTGATTGAATCAACCCAGTAAACCCCTCTCAACACTTCAGACACCATTGCCACCTTGGGGACCCGTTGGGCGACAGGCATTTTCATGTCAGCACGACAGAACACCATCATCACTGATAATCGGTCACCTCTCCATCCCATGAACATGAATGGGAGGTCTTCACCTATGCCGAACTCCTGGACTGCGTTTTGTTTCGCCAGTTGGGTACTGGTTATGGCTAGCGCAAGTTTCGCGTACACGTCGGGATAGGAGTCCACCGAAGTTGAGATTAGTGCAAGTAACCCTCAGCGGAGAGCAGCCCGACTAACATGGGAACATGGCACAAAAAAAACCAGCCGCTAAAAAGAAGAGCGGCGCAAAAAAGCCGGCCGCAAAACGGGCACGGAACAAGGACGGAACGTACAAGGGCGACGACAAGTCGACCCCTGACGTAAACGAGGCTTACGAAAAGCCGAAGCCGGGCACCAAGGCGACAACCAAGCCTCGCAACCCTGTGGCCAAGCAACGAGAAGCCAGCACCACTAAAAAGCCCGCAGCCAAAAAGGCGCCAGCGAAAAAGCCCGCAGCCAAAAAGCCGGTAGCGAAAAAGCCGGTAGCCAAAAAGCCAGCCCAGAAACAGCGCAATACCTATGCTCCCAAAGTTGTGGCCAAGGATACGGTCAGCCGAGAAGTCGACACACAGCCCACACCCCGTAGTTCCCCCAAACCACCCCCACTGAGTCGCCACGAGCCACCAGCCAAAAAGAAGTCGCGAGCAGCGCGAATCTGGGTCTGGTTCGTCGGACAATAATGGGTGGTCGCGGCTTCCAGTCCCGCCGTGAGAGCCCTGCCGGGGGTTGGCGATTCGGCCCCAGACCAGGTCGTCGACGTGCTGGCCGAGAAGGCCTTGAAAGCATCATCCTCAAGGCAGCAGAACTCCTCGGCGTCGAACCCGACACCCTCGACGAAGTCGAAGCACGCAAAATTCTCATGCGTACCGAAAACCCGAGAATGCGCAAAGCCCGGGACGACGTGATAAAAAAACAGACTTCCTAATCTATACTGGATACAACCCTTCCAGTTTAAATAAACGGGCACCCCTCCAGCCGCCAAGGAAAAACCACATGGCCACCACAGCCAACCTCCTAGAGTCCTACATCATGGACCTCACACACGCCTCCGAAGAAGACGGCGACGACCACCTCACCCCCACCGACCAAGTAATAGCCACCTGCATAGAAATCCTCCTCATCTCCGAGGACGACCCCTACGCCGAAAACGGACTCATAATCGACGGCGACGAAATCACCAAAATGGTCGGCCGCCGCTCAAATCAATTACTTCAACGAAAACTCCGAACCCACAACCTCATATGGCTAGGAATCTGCATAACAATCGCCATATGGGCACTCACGCTAGGACTATCACTATGAACGCAACCCCCATCTCAGCCAACATAACCACAAGAGCAATAAGAGGAACAGAAACATTCGAAGCCGAATACAACGGAATCAACAGCATCAGCCTATACAAAATAGAAATCATAAATGACGGACTACAAGAACTACGCACCTACGTCATCGGAGACAAAGTCAGACAACACACCATCCAAGGATGGGCAGGACTCACCGAAAAAATGGAAGAACTAATCGACTACTACATAAGCCCACTATTCAAAGACCTCAAAACCACATGAACCACCTCAAACACCTCTTCTTCGGAATCATCTTCGCCATATCAGGCGCAATTATCGCAGGCGGACTCATAGGCCAATGGTGGGCCTACGCCATTATGCTCCCAACAGGAGCAACACTCGGATGGAAAGCAGGGGAATGGGTTTAAACAAACCAGAAAACGGTAAGGTAAATCCATCGCTCGTGCGCCCCCAGGACAGCCACCTCGTCCCCGAAAGCCCCGGAGCCAAGATTCATCCTTCAATAACGCTGACCCAAACCGCCGACCCCCCCTCCTCCTTACGGGTCTACGCGTATTCTCCCAAGCCCATCTACATCGAAGCCAACATCGAAGTCATCGCCCAAGCCATCGCCCAAGCCAACACCACACAGCCCCCCCCTCTCACTTCCCCTCAGACCTTCACACAGCCATCCTCAGCCCCTTCACATACAAACACCACTCATACACACACATATACACATACGTCTCGCTTCGCCTACTACCGCAGATGGTGTGCTGCCTTTGTCGCTGGCCATCACCCTCCCAAACGACCCCCTCATACACACACGCCCACACATATATATAGAACATGCCGTTGGCTATGGCGAAAGGTCGGCCTCATGGGTCTATGCGTATGCGTATGCGTAGGTGGGATGGGTGCGCTGGTGGGTGTGGCCATGGCCATCGAGGACAACTACTCGTGTGTTGGTGGTGAGCACACAGCACAGCGAGGCGACACGGTGTGGAGCGTGGTGGCTAGTCGGTGCAGTGGCAACAGGCAGCATGCCTACGACGACGTGGTCGCAGCCCACCCACACATCGAGGCGTGGGGCATGGCACAGGGTGAGGTCATCGTCATCCCCCACAGTGGGGGGTAGGGGGTGGGGTAGGGAGTAGGTGCCTAGAGATCCATGTCCTCCACGGGTAACCACTTACCCAAAGGACAGGACATTGAAGGTATCCGTACCTTGATCGGCATGATGCACTTGCATACCTTGCACTGCTTGGCCCATGGCCTGAACTCCTCACACTCAAGGCAGATGGCGTACCTCTCGGCTGGCCTCACCCCTCGTACCTCACTAGCCTGACCCACTCCCTGACTGGTGGCCCTAGTAGGGGGTCGTCCTCCACGTTCTTGACGTAGGTGTGCAGCGCCTTGACCAACGTGGTGGTGAGGTCGTACCTCTCCTTGTACTCAGCCCTCATGTCATTGATCTCTGCCTGCAGCAGCATGATGGTCTCAGCGGCGTCACGGGTGGCATGATGCATCTTGTCTGCACCCTGCTGCTGTGCTGTGTGCGCTAGGTGGTAGAGGCGAGAGAGTGTGTCATCGACCACTGTGTCTTCGACCATCGCTCTCTGTCCTCTACTATCCGTCCCCCCACCATGGTGTTAGGTGCTCAGGTGACACTACTCGACTGTTCTCCTCATCCCAGGAGGGTGGCTCCCCTACCTCCCATGCAGCATCCATGTCGACCCACCCCAGCACATCTACCTCCCTCAACTCAGGGGGTAGGGCATAGGCCACGAACAGCACCAGCCCCTTGCCCAACTGGTGTCGCCTGACAGCAGCGCTCTTGGATGTGCGCACCCGACGCACCTCGATGTTGCGCCCCACGTCAGGCAGGTTCTTGAACTTGTGATGCTCAGTGGCATGCCAGATGTGCGCATGCCAGTAGCGGTTGGTGGTCTTGGCCACAGCCAGTTCGCATACGGCTGCTGCCACCTGAGCAGTGCGGTCGTCCTCCATACGTTCAGGGTCGTACCAAGGGGCATCGTCCTTAGCCCAGTTGGCCGTGTATCGGCGTGCCCCTACATTCGAGGCATGCTCGTACTCCCATGTCTCAAGGCTAACTAGCATCCCTGTACCCCATGGCTACACCTGATCCGACGAGGGCTACTGCCACAGCACCGATGGCGAACCCCTTCATATCGACCCCTATCCATTCAGGCGAATGTCACACTTGGTGCAGAACTCAGCCCACGGATACTTCTGTCGAAACTCCATGGGATGTGAGCAGTCAAGGATATCGGTGACCTTGATGTTCATGGTGTCTCTGATGAGGGCAGACAGGGAGACCTCAGCCACCTCAGCCGCACGCTTCCACCGTTCCTTGTCGCTCTCAGTGGCCCGTATAAGGATCTGCTTGTCAGCCGGCCCATCGTCGTCGCTCACCTTGGTGGACACCGTGAGGTCCATGTCCTCGGCCACATGATTCATCGCAGCCTCGATGTTGTCCTGATAGGCGGGATCCCCCACCTCAGCCTCTGAGATCAAAGGCTCATCGATTGAAGGCCCCACGGGTAGACCGGGTACCTCATCAGGCTCATTCCAGTTGCCGGCATCAGGATGCAGTTTGTTCTTCGGCGCTGCTACAGGTGGTCCTGTAGCAAAGGGCATAGGGGGCAGGGGTACTGACATGGAGACCTTGATCGAATCGTCGCCTGCTTCCACCGGATCACCACGAGCAATGTCAATCGGTTCAGTCGCCATCTTCTACCTCATCTTCCACGATCTCTGCCTCAACGACCTCTGCTTCCAGTAGGTCCCGAGACGCAATCTTTCCTAGCGCACCCTCTACCTCTGTCGGTGAGACAACGCCTGACTTCACCATGAGGGCCAGCAGTTGCTTGGCTTCCTCCTCGGGTGAATGGGCAGTAGCACTAGGCAGGGTTTGAGCACCGGCCATAGCCAGACGTATCGAATCCGTGGCCCCATCTAGGCCCACGCGTACATCCACCTGCTTCTGCTGTACTTCCATGCCGAGCAACTTACTACGCCGATCCATTACGGAAAGGACCTGCTGAATCGCCTTCATATCCGGCTCTACGGAAACCTCCGTTCCGTCATCCAACGTGACGCGCCGATGTTGGGTCATCGGCCAGATGGCCGCTTGCAGAGCGTCCAAACGCTCCAACTCCATACGAAGCACCTCGGGATACGCCAGAAGTGCCTCAGAGTTCAACTTCTCGAGTTGCCGGTTCACGGATCGGCCCACTGTGGCAACGCTGACGCCAAACCTACGGGCAATCTCCTGACTGGCTACGCCAGCCTGCTTCATCTTGAAGATACGGACATCACGTTCGGCTAAGAACTCACGGGTGATTGTGGCTTTAGTTTCCTCTGCCATCAGTGCATCATCCAATCAATCACTTCGAAGGGGAACTTGATCCCACGTTTCATGGTAGCCGGCCAATGTCTTTCGTCACGGGCACCACGAAAATGGGCTACACGATATACATATTCTCCCACATTCGTCGGATCGGGTGTGAGAGAGATGCCGAACTCGGGCCACCGGGACCACACAGCAGAACCGAATGGGCGCAGGTCACGATTCGTTCCTGTGCCCAGTGGGGCGTGATGCTCCAGCCATAGAGCCACGCCGTAGATGGCACGGAGGGTGTCTAGGTATTTGGCAACTTCGGTAGCGATCGCTTCGCTTGTCCGACCGCCGGGATCTATGAACGCCTTGTAGAGAGGCCCCAATAGAAGCAGGTCAGGTTTGACCTCTTCGATCTTGTTTTCCAACAGCAACCTGTCGGGCATCTTCATCAGGTCGAAGCCGTCGGGCTTCATGTAGAGATGAGCGTCCAGATTCGGCTCATGTCCCATCGACTTGGCCGCACCGATGATGTTGCGTGAAGTCCGTCGGATAATCCGCTCAGGGTTCTCAAGATCAACGCTGAGAGTGCGTATGGGTGGCATGGGTTGAAAGGAGAACGGCTGAACGCCCATCGCCGGAAGGATCGCAGCCTGTCGGAGAAGCATCGTTTTCCCGACCCCTTCAGCCGCAACCACGATGATGCGCTCACGTCGTTCGAGCAGCCCCGGGATAAGCCAGTCATAAGAGTCGTCGTCGTCCTCAGCAACGAAGTCGTCCCACATCACCAGCCGACCTTGGTTCGCATCGGGCGTGTCCTCTGCTGTGCCCAACAGCAACGCTGCCTTGTGCATGATGCTCGCAGGCGATCGTGTGGTGTCGTCCAGCAGTCCACGCAGTTGAGACAGCGTGTCGTCCACGGGTGAGAACGGTGCCTCTTCGATTTCTTCGACTTCTGGCAGCGGAGTGTCCCCGTAGTTCTCGGGGGTGAACGACACCAGTTGCTCGGTCGTGCCACCCGCTGCGATGTGGTCGGTAATGTCCTTCTCTTCGGGACAGATCCATACGGCTACGTCACAGCCAGCCTCACGGAGTTTGATCTCAACGTCTGCAGCGTGCCTCTTCCCTGGCTCATCGTTATCGACAATGATGTCGACTGTCGCTCCGGCGAGCGCACGGGTGTGCAAGTCCAGCCACTTGCCGGCTCCACCTGGCATGGTTGTCGCACAGGCACCTAGCCGGTTGAGCGTGTCGCAATCCTTCTCGCCCTCCACCACCCATACGGGTAGCCCGTCTTCCTTCTGTTTGAGCACCCTCGGGAGGTTGTACAGCACCTTCGGCGTGTCGCCAAGTTTGTAATTCCACCCACCCTTCCCGTCGGGCTTCCTCTGCCGGAAAGTTTTTTTACCGTCAGGCTCCGAAAAGCGGACTTTTTGGAACAGCAGAGCACCGTCAGCATCTTGATAGTCGTAGGCAGCGACAAACTTGAGTTTCTTCTGCTCAATCTTCGGGTACTCGCGGCCGGCTGCCCTCTGCGGGTCCTTGTCGAAGAGGTCTGTGATCCCGAGACCGACAGCGTCGAGAATGTCATTGGTGCTGCAGCCCCCATTGCGGTGGCAATGGAGAAGTACCTGCCCGTCCTCGTTCTCATGGACAGATAGCGATGGGTTCCTGTCGTCCTGCCGACATGGGCACCGTGCCTCCCAGCCGTTGGCTGATGTGACTACGCCGTCTAGACGAGCGAGCAGGTTATCCGTGTGTTTGTACATACGGCATCCGCTTGGTTCTTGTAGGGCGCAGACCCGCATGGGTGCGATAAGCCGGCCTGATTCCCTTGCTGCGGCGAAGCGTCAACCGCTGCTGTTCGTCAAGTCCACCCCAGATGCCGAATGGTTCATGTGGCAACGAATACTCTAGGCATTCTGCCGAAACGGAACATTCTCTACAGATCATCGTCGCTTGTGCTGCGATC